TTCCAATTCCTGCGCGTCTTGCGCCAGCGGAGGAAGGACAGGTGGCAGACGAAAAGGAAGCCCGCCGCCATCCCGATGACTCCGAGCACGATCCAAAGCAGCGTCTTCACGGCGGGCCTCCTAGCTGATTGCTGCGTCAGACTTCCGCCGCGCAACCCATGATCGCGGAGGCGATCGCGCGGGCCTGTCCCTTGGAAAGCACGATCTGCGAGGTGGGGGCGCGTTCGTGGAGCGGCCTTTCGTACTCGGCGCCTTCGTAGACGCGGAGGGCAATTCCACCGTGCACTTTCTCCACCGAAACCTTCAGGTCGCCAGCCAGGTCGAACTTCGCCATCATCGGAACCTCAGTACGCCCACGTTCCCCGGGCGGCGGGCGCGCGCCATGCGCGGAAGCTTTTCAACGCCTCAGACCTCCTGCCGCTCCGTGAGGCGCGCGCGGACGTAGCAGTCCTTCGCCTCGAGGAGCTTCCGAAGCGCCGTCGTGGTCTCCGGGCCCGAGGTACCGCCCGTGGCGATCGCATGCGCGAGTTCGCAGAAGGGCTTCGACGCCTCCTGGAGGTGCGGCGGGAGGTGCTGGTACCGGAAGTGCTGGAGCTTCTGCTCGATTGGGGTCATGGGTCTCCTTTCAGCGCCGCGGCCTTCGCGCGGCGTGGATTCGGAATGGGGTCACCGCGTGACGCCGGGGGGCGCGGGCGGCAACGGGCCGGGGCCTTTGGCGCGAGGGTGGGACTGCCGCCACTTCGATCGGTACCAGCCGAAGCCGGCGATCGCGACGACGACGAGAACGATCAGGATCCAGCCCGTGGTGTCCATCGTGACTCCTTCGCGCGTTCAGCCGCGCAGCTTCGAATCGACCTTCTTTCGCTTTCCGTGGAGCAGTCGCCGGTTCGCCCTCGCGGCCAGCAGTTGCAGGACGGACACGGCGCCGAGGAAACCGAGCGCCATCGGCGGCGATCAGAAGTGCAGCGGCCAGGCGAAGCCGCCGATGACTGCCTTGTGAACCACCATGGTCGCGACGCCTTCCGGGTCGGTCCCGGGTCGGAACGCGTTCTGGGCGTTGATGCCGACCAGGCCCCACAGTCGGCGCAGGAGCGGGTTCTTCTCCCAGATCCCGAGGCGCCATCCGTGGTAATCGTCGAGGATCGCGCGCTTCGTGGTGTAGACGTCTGCGGCCGCGGTGATGACGTAGAGAACGAGGAGGATCACGAGAAGGCTCATGGCTCGTCTCCCAGGCCGCTGCGGCGGCCGACCAGGCGCACGACACCGTGCGCGAAGAAGGTCAGGGCGGCGCCGGCGACGATCGACATTCCCCCGGTGAACGGGAGCGCGTCCGGGAGGTGCGCCGCGAGGCTCCCCTCGGACCAGAGCAGGCACGCCGCGCCGGCGACGCACGCGGAGAGCAGGGCCGACGGCCACTGCTCGAAGACGTACCGACGGGCCGGGGTACCGGCGGGCTGCTTGAGGCCCCACGCGGCGAAGAGCGCGAGCTCGCCGATCACGAACCCGACGAGGTACAGCCCGGCGTGAAAGAGGATCTTCGCGTCCATCAGTTCCTCCCTTCGCCCCGGTGCTGCCTCTCGACCGCTCGGGCGATTCGCTCGCCGACCTCAACCCCCTTCGAGACCAGCGTCTCGAGCTGCCGCTCGACGGTGGTCAGGCGCTGGTTGAATCGACCGACGAGGTAGAACCCAGGCCCGACGAAGGCGACGATGCCCACGATCACGCCCACGGCTTCGATGGTGAGATGGACCTCGCCGTCTCGGACAACGGAGGCCTGAGCCCAGGCGACACCGACGGCGAGCGCCAGGACGAACCACAGCGCCACGAGGACGTGCGACAGGCGGCGCATCACGCCACCCTCGCGTAGGCCGCCTCGACCTTGGCCCGGTACTCGGGGACGCGGTTCGCGTCCCGGTGGGTCCCGCTGTTCCAGGCGTCCGCGATGTCCCCGACGGTCACGGCGCCGCGGTCGATGATCTTCTGCAGACGTCTGCAGACCCACGGGCCGGACTCCTGCGGGGTCCAGAGGTCCCACGGGGCGCCCTGGAAGCCGAGGTCCGCGGCGGTGTGGTAGAGGATCTGCCACGGGCCCCAGCTCGAGGACGTCGGGAGCCACCCGAAGCGGCGCGCGCGCTCGAGGACGATCGCGTTCACGTTCCGTCCCGTGCCGACGACGATCCGGCCCTCGACCGTGAACCGCTCCCCCTCCGCGATCCACGACGGCTCGACGTTCGGCCAGTTGTTGCGGCCGTTCTCGGTTTCGACGTCGGCGATCGCACGCAGCAGGCGCGCGCCGTCGATGCCGGGGGGCGGTGTGAGCTCGGCGATCATGCGATCTCCTTTCGGCGGATCCGCTCCAGCTCGATCGCGCACCCGATCTCGGTGAGCTTGTCGAGCAGGCGGCGCCGGGCTTCGGCCAAGGGAAGGCCGGACTCCATGGCGGTGATGATTCGGTCGAGCGCGTCGGCGGCGTCGTGGTGGGCCTCGACGATCGCCTGTGACCGACGGTTCCGGGGGTAGGTCATCGCGAGGCGACCTCGTCCCCGACGTAGCAGGCGACCTCTCGGCCGTCCTGGTAGCAGGCGTAGTCGGCGCCCCGGTACTCGACCGGGTCGTTCCAGGGCCCGCAGCCGGCAGCGTTGCACGCGCGGATCCGGTACCGGTATAGCGTCCCGGCCCGCGGCATCACGCTGTCCCGGCCGAACCACCAGAATCGCGGACCGTCGACCTCGCCCTCCTCGGCGGGGATCCGCGCCGGGACCGCGCCTACGTCGACGAGGCTCCCCGTCGAAACCGTCTCGCGCTGGAGCTCGTACCGCTCCGCCCCGGGAACCGCGTCCCACGTCATCCCCTCGGAGCACCCGCAGGCCACGGCGGGGCGATCGCACACTGGCCCCTCGAGGTCGAACGTCGGCGCCTCGAGGCAGACGGCAGCGAGGATGAGGCCGGCGAGCATCACCACGTCCCCGTGTTGATCGCGGGCACCTGATCGAGCAGGTCGACGGCCCGCAGGTGCAGCTCGTACCGGCCGCCGGAGTAGGTCTTCTCCTTGTTCGGCTCCGGCCCCTTGTAACCGTTCGGCTGCAGACGGACCTCGCGGTAATTCGAGCCCCCGTCCAGCGACAGGTAGCAGGTCCAGTCCTCGGAGGTCAGGCGGTTGACGATCAGGGCGATGTAGGCGTGAAGCTCCATCGTGACGAGCTCGAAGACGAGACGGGCCTCGCCGCGATGGCCCCAGGAGATCGGTACGTACCGCCGATTCACGTCCTCCCGATCCGTCTGGATCGCCGGATGCGACGCGCGGATGGTGCCGGGCCCGCCGGTGTCCGTGAACACGGCCTTGAGGTCGATCGTCTCTTCGTACCCATCGGTGGGCACGAACTTCATGACGGGGAGCCACGCGTATTGGACCATCAGGGAACCTCGAAGAGGCGGAGCGTCAACTCGCGCTCCACCGGGTCCATCCGGGAGTCGGCGACCAGCCAGGTCCGGTCGTCCATGGTCACGAGGTCGAGCGGGCGAACGGTCTCTTCGCCTTCCCGCACGAGCGCCTCTGCCTGCGCCCGAAGCTGGCTCACGTAGACCAGGTAGAAGGCGCCGATCGAGTCCGCGAGCGCGTCGTTGTCGACGAGCTTAGGATCGACGTCGAGCCGGGAACCCGACGCGCCGCGGTCGCCGGCGATGCGCTCCTGCTGGACCCCGGCCGCGTCGGTGAACGTCACCCGGACGCTGCGGTAGTAGTGCTCCCAGATCGTTCTCTCGGGACGATTCAGCGGCGTGCCGAGGTCCGCGACCACGGTGCCCGCTTCGACCGCAAGCCGCTGCAGCAGGCTGCCCGAGTTGTACCGATCGACCGCGAGGTACGAGACGGTGATCTTCGCGAGCTCCTTGAGCGCCCCCGCGATGGAGAGTCCGTCCCAGTTCGCGTACGGCACCACGCCGGCGTACCCCTTCGAGAACACGAGCCACCGATTGAGCGCGGAGACGATCAGGACGTTCCCGAAGATCGGATCGGGGAAGACGGTCGAGAAGAGGTTCTGGGTATACGGCCCCGGAATCGTGACGCTGGAGACCAGATTCCACGTGGCGGCGTCGAAGAGGTGGACGAAGGCGTTCGTCACGGTGGGCCGGGCGACGATGCCGATCACCGTATCCCAGCCCCGGAGGGTCCAGAGCAGACACCCCGCCGGAAGCGTGCGGGTCGCGAGGAGCGCGGGCGTCGTCGCGAGGCTCCATTCCTTGACCGTGGTGCTGGGCGACGTGACGGTCCCCGCCGAGAACATCCGGTTCAGCTTCCGGGAGACGCGGAGCGAGCCCTCGTAGGTCGAGACGATCACGTTCTTGGTCCAGGTGCCGACCTGGTACCAGACCGTCTCCTCGAGCGCGGAGGGGGCCTCGGGGGCGCGCTTGTAGGTGACCCAGACCCGGTCGTTCACCGGGTCGTACTCCACGGCCGCGACGTGGCCCCCCGAGGCGTTGCCCACCCAGGTGTCGACGGTTGCGAGCACGGTCCCGAGATGGTTCTTGAGCTCGAGGAAGTGCGACTGCGTCGGAGGCGCCCCGCTCGCCCTGGGCACGACCTCGTACCAGATGCCGGCGGCGTGGTTCCAGGCCTGCGCCCCGGCGTCTTGCACGGAGCCGAAGGTGCCGGAGCGCGACGCCAGCGTGCCCGGCTCGGTCAGGTGGTACGCCGACCAGTCGCCGATGATCGCGGTCGTAGCGGCGTCGAGCACGAAGGCCGAACGCGGATCGGCCGCCTTCATCCGCCCCGGCACTGTGTGGGTCTTGAGCAGCCCGCCCTGGGACAAGAGCGTCACCGGGGTGTATCCCCCGAGTCCGAGGCTGCAGGCCGGCGTCGGCACCGGGTACGCCGCGAGACTCGCGCTCATGTCGATCGTGGGCTGCTCGATTCCGCCCCCAGAGAACAGATCGATCGCGAGCGATTCGGGGGAGCGCTGGCGGTAGTAAGGCGTCGCGAGCGTCGCGGCGGCGTTGGTGAAGGCGCTCGTGAAGTTCGACGCGGCGGTCCACTGCGTGGCGCTGTTCACGCGGAGCACCGTCTGGGTCTCCGTCGTCCCGCTCCCGTTGTCGAGGGTGACCTCGTCGCCTTCCACGAGGTCGGTGGTGCTGTTCATCGTCACGGTTGCGGAGCCGGCCGACACCGTCCCCGTGCGCCCCGTGAACGATCGTTGGATCGCCTCGGCCGACGCCCGTTCGAGGAGCTTGGTGTACGAGAAGACCTGGAACGTGATCGTTTTCTCGCGCGGGTCCTTCGTGACCGACCACGGAAGATCGAGGACGCCGGCGAACAGGCGGTCCCACTTCAGGCGGCGCTTCCCCGTCTCGCGTTCGATCACGATCTCCCACCGATCGGTCGCTTCGGAGCCAGCGAGGAGTCCCGCGAGGAAGCCGTCCGTGTCGCGGCACGTCAACGAAAGGTCGCCGTGGGTGATCTCGAGGAGCGACTCCTCGGCGGCTTCGGTGATGGACCCGATCCCACCCTTCGCGATCCGGCTGGTGATGTCGTACTCCGCGCCGGTCGGGGAGATCAGCGTCACCATGAACTGAAGGCGAGTCGGGACGATCAGACCTGCGGCGCTCAATCCCAGGACGTTGAGCGGGCGAATGTACGGGCCCTTGAGCGAGACGCCGTCGAACCACGATGAGCCGAACACGCTGTTCGTCGTGAACAGCCCATTCCGGATCTTCCAGTCATCCGAAGGGCCGTAGGTTTCCGGGATTCGGAACCAGAGCGAATAGGCCTTGAAGAAGTTCGACGGAACCTGCGCCCAGATCGCGGTCACCCCGGTGCTGAATTGTGCGTTGGAGAACAGGGACGAGTTCCTGGTCACGTTGACGAGGCGTGCACCCTGCGAAGCGGGGCCACCCATCGCCGCCAGCGTGCCGACGACCCGGGTCATCCTAGACAGCTGGATTCGGTAGTACATCCCTGGGATCAGCGGCTGCCGCGGCGTCTGCTCGACGTACGCCGTACCCGCCGAAGTGGTCCGTTCACACCGAAGCGACGACGCGCCGTCCACCTTCTCCGTCGTGTCCTGGTTGATCGTCGTCCCGGTGCCCGACGTCACGACCGTCCAGTGACGTGGCGTGCTCGGGTCGTCCCAGATCTCGTGGGACCCATCGACGACGTGCTCGAACTCGGCCGGCACGGCTACCTCACCAACCGATTGGAGTCGAGGCGCTGCATCCGGTTCAGATCCCGCTTCAGCTGACGGAGACCTTCCTGGCCGCCGTAGAACGGGCCGTTGAGGTTGATGGTGTCCCCGCCGCCTCCTCCGGCCGCCGCCGGCGCGTCGCGCAGGGCGTCGCGGAACTGTTCGCCGATCGCCGCCGCGAGCTCCGTCCGCGATCGCGGGTCCAGCTCGATGGCGCCAGCCGCAGCCGAGGATCCGCCGCCGCCCGACGCGCTCCGAATCGCCGGCACGAGACCGGGGATGAGACCTCCGCCTCCCACCGACGCGGTGCGTGCGATCGCGCGCGTGATGGAGTCGGCCAGGAGCGTCCGCGAGCCCCCCGAGGTGTCGCCGCCGGTATCGCCGAGGCGCTCACGCATGCCCATCGAAACGCCGGCGAGCATCTCCCGGGCGAAGTCACGGCCCCACCGTTGCGAGCCGACGTAGGCCGCCCGGTCCGCGACGGGGTCGTCGAACCCCTTCCCCGACGTCGAGGGGGGCTTGGCCGAGGCGATCTTCGCGATCTCGGCCGCGGTGGTCGCGACCGTGAGCGCCGTTAAGGCGGCGGACACCGCGGGGTTCCACGCCCAGTGCGCCTGGATCCCGATGATCGCGGACGCGGCGTCGATGACGGCCTGCGCCATCGCGATCGCCTTCGACTGTCCGAACGCCGCCCCGAGGAACTGCGACGTCGCCGCCAGGACCGCCTGCTGCGCGCTCACCCGCCTCTGCTTCTCCAGCTCGACGAGGTTGATGGACCTTCCCGCCTCGTCGGCTCGGATCTTCTTTCGGAGCGCGGCGTACTTCGCGAGGATCTCCGTCTTCGCGGCTTCGGTGAGGTTCTCCCTGGCGAGGGCTTCCGCCTGCTCGCGATCGAGCTCCGCGAGCCGCTCCTGCGTCTCGACCTCGAGGGCCCGGCGCTCGAGGGCGGCGCGCTCGTCGAGCGTTCCGCGGAAGGTGAGGAGCCGGTTGTTGAGTTCGGCGAGCTCGAGATCCGACTCCGCCCGCCGCGCCTCGGCGAACGCCTGCGACTCTTGATCGACGCGCGCCTTCCCGTGCGCCGTGACCATCAGCGTGCGGAGGATCTGGTAGGCCGCCTCGATGTTGGTGCGGGCCTCCTCCGTCAGCTTCGTGTTGGCGAGGGCGGCGTTCTTCCGGCGCTCGAGGAGCTCCAGCTCGAGCCGGAACCGCTCCTCGCTCCCCTCGGCGGCGGCGTCGCGCTGCGCCTCGAGGAGCAGCTGCTCCGCCTCCGCGCCCGCCTTCTCGATCTCGGCCTCTTCCTTCGCGCGCTCGACAAGGTCGCGGTACTTCCGGTTGTAGCGGTCCTCCTCGATCTTGGCCTTCTTGTCGGCGGCCGACTTCGCGTCCTGGGTGGCCTTCTCCTCGGCGGCCTCGTTCGCCTTGAGCCAGTCGGCGATCAGGCCCTTCCGGCGTTCGGTGAAGATCTGATCGATCTGGGCACGCGAGAGGCCGGTCTCCTTCGCGTTCTCGATCGCCGCGGCCTTCTCCTGCTGCCAGAGCCGGAGCTGGAGGTAGAGCTGGTCGCGCGAGCCCTGTTCGACCTGGCGGAGGCGGGCTTCGAGGACCTCCTTCCCGGTCGTTTCGGCCGCCTTGCGCTCGGTCTCCTTGAGGGCCAGGGCCGCCTGCGCCTCGAGCTTCTGGCGCCCCTCGATCATGGCCCTCGTCTGGCCCATCGTCCGCGCGGCGATGCTCCGGGCGGACTCGTCATCACCGAAGAACGCCCAGAACTTCTCGCCCCACTGGCTGGTCTTCTCGATCGCGCCGTCGATCGCGTTCAGGACGGCGTTGATCTGGTCGCCGAGCCCCTGCCAGACCCGAGCGAACGTGCCCTTCCAGCGGTCGACCCGAGAGGTCGAGTCGTCGACCTTCTCGGAGTACCCCTCCCAGCGCTTGATGACCTCCTGGAGGATCTCGCGGCTGTCGCGGAGGTTCCCGTTCTGGTCGCGGATCGCGACGTTCAGGCGGGTCGCGGCGCTGAGGACCCGCCCCTGCAGGATCTGCGCGAGAAGGTCCGCGCCCTCGGAGACCGACCCGAAACCGGCGTCGGAGAGGTCGGCCGAGAGCTTCGTTCCGTAGAGCGCCGCGTTGACGTCGCCGGTCAGGCCGAGGAGCTTCTGGAACGCCGGGATCGTCTCCGCCTGGAGCCCGTTCCCGGCGAGCTGCATCGCCTCCAGCGTCGCCCGAATGCGCGGCGCGAGGCGCTCACCGGCGAGCCCCATCGCGTTGAGCTGCTGGACGACGCCGCCGTAGCGCCGCTCGAGCTCCGCGCTCTCGGCAGCCGCGCTCCGGAGCGCCGCCGTGACCGCGCCGATGGTGACGATGCCGGCGAGCGACTTGGAGAACGCCGACCAGGAGCCCTTCGCGTCGTCGGCGGTCTTCCGCGACCGCTTCGTCGCCTCGTCGAGCTTGCCGACCTCCTCGGCCGCTTCCTTGGGGACGTTCTTCCCCTCCAGGAGGAGGCGGAAAATCATCTTGACGACGTTCTCGACGGCCACGAGCTACACCTTGTGAACGCCGATCCCGATGCCGAGACCGGCCAGCTGGGACAGATCCACCTCGGTCGCCGCCTCCACCGAGGCCCCCACGGTCTGCTTGGGGTCGAGCAACGGGAGCGACTTCGCGGCGAGGTCGAACGCCTCCCACGGCCACTGGGTGACGTCGTGGGGGGCGCAGCCGAAACGCTCGGCCACCATGCAGATCACGAGTTCGAGCTGGGAGATCTCCTCCCGCGGCTCATCCTGCGCGGCGCCTCCGCCGGCGAGCTTCTCGATCGCGTCGGCGTCGATGCCCCCGGCGAGGCTGGACAGGCCGATGACGTGCGCTGCGAGCCACGCGGCCAGCTCCGCATCTCGACTGGCCAGATCGCGCAGCTCGCCGACCCTGCCGCCGACGACGTCGCAGCAGGTCTCGAGGACCTCGCCGGCGCGATCGTCGAGGCGCTCCCGCAGGATTTTTGCGAGGGCCTGGCCCATCCCCACGGGCGTCCGCAGGTCCGCGTCGACGAGCGCCGCTTGGACGTACCCACGGATCTCCTCTTCGTACCTCGTGCTTGCGAAAAGGACCGTGGCCAGGGTCGGGGGACGCACGACGAAGACGCGGCCGCCGCGCTCGACGAAGACGCGGCGGCCGCAGAGCGAGTCGATCCGCACGGGATCAGGCCCCGCCGGAGTCGACGATCTTGCCGAACTTGTCGTTCGTCGCGACGGTGTCGTCGAAGAGGATGTCGAACGTCGGCCCCGGGCTCTGCTCCTTCGTCTTGGTCCACGCGAGCTCGTCCGTCGCGTCGACCGCTCCCCTCCAGAAGGTCGCCGTCCGGGTCGCGGTCGTGGTCGCACCCGTGCCCTTGGTGACCACCTGGATCTGGTGGTACTGCTCGACGAAGCTCCCGATGAGCAGCGTCTGGTTCGGCACCGAGCCCGTCTTGTTGGCCGCGGGCTGCCGGTAGACGATCCGGAGGTTCTCCATGAAGGTCTCGGCCATGGGCACCTTGAGCTTCACGGTGGCGTCGATCGGGATCTTCCGGAGGATCCCGAACGACTGCTCGGACTTCAGCCCGTAGTCGTTGTAGTTGACCTGCAGGCTCGAGGGCCCGTTCGTGTGGCCGACGTCGACGAGGGAGCTGGCTCCGCCGCCGGTGACCCACGGGCCGACGCTCACGACCGCGTTCGCGACCGCGATATTCGACGTGACCTGTGCCATCCGCGTGTCCTCCTCCGGCGACTTGCCGGGTTGATCCCTGAAAAGCGAAAGGCCCGCCCCCCAGTCCCCCCTGATCAGGGAAGGGGAGCGGGCCTCTCTTCGTTGCCGGATCCCGGGGAGCTACCCCGCGCCGGCGAACTGTCGACGGGGCAGGCGCCCCGGTTGCTACTGCAGCGGTTCCTCGCTCACGGGCTGTTCGACCGGAGCCTCTTCGATCGGCCCGCCTTGACGCAGCACCTCGAACGCCGCGATCGCGCGGTCGTCGTCGGACTTCACCTTGCGCGCGGCGTTCACGATCTCGTCGAGGCTGAAGGTCGTGGGATCGCCGGTGATCAGGCCGTGCCTGAGCGCGACGGCGCGGAGGTCGTCGAGGAGCGCCTGCGTCTTGCCGGTGGAACCGTCCTCCGCACCTTCGTCCACCGCCATGCCCTTCTCGATGTAGTAGTCGGGGTCCTGGATCTCGGCGCGGGGGAAGAGCCGCCCGGGCTCGGCGCGTACGATCGCGCCTCGGAAGTCCTCGAACCAGGTGTGCGAACCTCGGGGGAGGTTCGGGCCGCCGAATCGGAGCATCTTCATCACGAGTCCTCCCTCACGGCCCGAGCACGTCGGCGCCGAGGTAGAGCGTCAACTTCAAGGGGATCCGGATCTGTCCCCACGGTTTCGAGTCGATGCCGGCAAGGCAGCCACCGCCGTCGAGAATCTCAAGGCTCTGCACGGCGTCGCCGAGCGTGGGGTTCTGGAGGAGCGCAAGGGTGATGTCCTCCCAGGCGTAGTAGCAGTCGCGCTTCGCCAGCGAGTCGATCCCCGACGTGCTCGGCTCGCCCACGAATCCCCAGACGTCCTGGATCCACTCGAGCACCAGGAAGTTGTTTTCGTTCCTCCACTTCGGTGCGTCGCCCATGAGCGGCAGACAGATGTACGGGGTCTTCTGCTGCGTCGGCCCATCGGGGAGGATCATCCGAGTGCCGACGCGCTGCCCGAAATCGAGATGGAAGTTCGGGGGGCCGTTGATCCCCTTGAGGACGTTCACGAGCGCCTGGTCCGCGATCCAGCGGCTGCGCTTAGCCATGGCGGCCGCCGGGGAGTCGGCCGACGCGTCGTCCCAGAGGAGCTGCGCGGAGTGCCCGAGTGCGCTCGCCGTGGACTTCAGCGTGATGAGGTGCGAGCCGGCCGACGCGACGTACGAACCGAGCTCGAGCCACGTCCACCCCGCTCCCACGTCCGGAACGTCGAGCGGGACGCCGATCGGAATCCCGTCGACGCTCACCTGCGCCCGCACCGTGCCGACCTTGTCGAAGGTCTGCACCCACGCCGAGATGACCTCCGTCTGCCCCGGCACAGCCGGCTTCGCCTGCTCGTGCCACGACGGGAAGTTCGTCGGGATCCCGAAGGGAGCCGTGAACTGAGGCCACTGGAACACCGCGAAGGATCCCGTGCGCGCACCCAGCACGTCGGTCCGGATCGCCTGCGCCAGGCCGACCCCGCCGTAGATCCAGGCCAGGTCGAGCTCGTGCGAGGGATCGATGAACTGCGTCGCCATACATCACGCGCCCCCGCTGAAACCGCGAAGCACGACGCCCGCGGTGGGTGCCTTGGCGTCGCGGGCGAGAACCTCGAACGCCGAGTCCGCGAGCCGGGTGAACAGGTCGTTTCCCTCCTCGAGGGTGGACTTCAGGTAGAACTTCGCCGGGATGTTCATGCGTCGGGAGTGGCCCTTCACGGGGCGGCGCTCCTGGCCGATGCCCCAGACCTTCTTCTTGAGCCGACGCTCGTAGCTGTAGGCCTTGATGAAGTTCGCGTATCCCTCCGCGATCCGCTGGTGGGGGCTGACCTCGATGCGCTCGATGAAGTTCGACCAACCCTCGAAGACGCGCACGCGCCGGAGCGCCTCGTGGGCCGGGACCTCGACGGTCCCCTCGAACCCCTCCTCGTGCGCGATCCCGTAGTCGAGGCTCGTCCCCCAACGGGCCTGCACCTCGGCGTCGTTCGCGCCGTCGCGCAGCTGCGCCTCGGGAGAAGCGAGAACGTCGCGCCGCAGCGTCCCGGTCGTCGGCTTCCCGGTGCGGACGCTGATCCCGCCGCTGGTGAGCACCTGGCCGGCGAGCTTCTGCTCGGCCGTGCGCTTCGCCGCGGCGATCGAGATCGCCCGCCCCGCCGACACGAGCGTCTTCACGGCCTCGTCTCCGTACTCGCGCAGGAGCTTGGCCCCCTCGGCCGGGGTGTACGTGCGCTCCGCGCTCATGCGGCCTTCCGATGCTTCAGGATCCGCTTCGCGTAGTCGGAGAGGTCATGGGTGTGAAGGGACCACGTTCCACCGCCGCCTACCGAGCCCACGCCGAGGCGCCTGGACTCCGTGAACATCAGCCACGCCCACTCGGCGCAGACCTCGCGGATGTCTTGCGGGATCTGGCCGTCCTCGAATCCCGCCTTGTAGCTCACCGCGATGTTGCGGACGCCCGGGGCCCAGCCCTGAGCGACGCCCGGGTTCCAGGACGCTCCGGCGGGCGCACCACCGACACGGATCAAGCGGCAGCGTCGATCCTCGCCGGCGCCGTCGACGATCACGTGCGCGCTCGAAGGGGTCGACGTCCCCACGACGAGCGAAGTTCCGTTCTCGGACACGGTGACCAGGTCAGGACCCGAATGGACGACAGGACGATGGGCGCGCGGCAGGAAGAGGATCTCTCCGTAGCGCCCCATCGCCCTGTCCCCGTCGAAGTAGGTGGTCACCGCATTCGCGGTCTTCTCCCAAATGCGCTCGGTCTCGCGCACGATCGCGTCCCCGGCCGCGGTGATGCACCGGTCCACCACCGCCGTGTCGACGTCGGTGAGCGGGCCGGGTGCCCAGGCGAGGACTTCCGCGCGCGTGATGAGCATGGGTCAGGCCGCCTCGAAGCCGTGCTTCGCGACGAGCTCCGCCGCGATCGCGTGGTCGACTTCGACGGCGCCGCCTTCGGGAACCGCGACCTCGACCCACTGCCCGCCGATCTCGACGCCGACGGAGCACGTGTCCTTCGGGGCCACGAGCTTGACGGTCTTCGGAGCGACGACGGCTACCGTCAGGCTCGGCGCGGCCGCCTTCTCTTCGGCCTTCGGGTCCTTCTTTTCGGCCATGAGACCTTCCTTCCGCTTGGGTGGCTGAAAGGAGGCCGGACCCTCGCGAGCCCGGCCCCCTCGATCAGAACTGCCAGATGTCGTGGATCACGCCCTGCAGCGCCGGGGCGTAGCCGGCGAGCGCGCCGAACGCACGGATTTCGTACTCGTTCTTCGGCGCGACCATGCCGTAGTCGAGGCGGGTGAGATCGGACCCCATCCACATCTTCCAGGCGGCGGGGATCTCGGAGTTCGCGTAGGGCACGGAGTCGATGAGGCCGAGGATCATCCCGCCCGGCAGGTTGGGGTTCTCCTCGATCTTGATCCGCTTCCCGCGCGGGCTCTTGTACCACTCGACGCGAGGCAGGCCGCCGTTCTCGGCGTCGGTGGGCGAGATGGTGATGGACACGCGGTCGTTGGCGACCGAGATCAGCTTCTGGCTGATCCCGTTCGTCTCGGTCCAGCCCATGACGAGCCGGTCGGGCTCGGTCTTGGTCCGGTCGTAGATGTCGTCGAGCATCGCCTGGATCTCGGGGATCTGGTTGCCCGCCGCGGACGAGAGCGGAGCGCTGAGCGCCTTCAGGTAGGCGTTCGAGCCCGCCGCGAACAGCTGCGGGATGATCCCGTCGAAGGCCGCCGAGTTCGCCGAGGTGTCGCCGCCCGTGGGATCGGCGGCGCCGGTGGTGTTCATCGCGGTGAGGACGACCTTCGACTGCGAGACGACGCACTGCAGCTTCTGGTTGCCCGCGCCGGTCGTGGTCGAGACGTACACGGCGTACGCGACCGCCCCCGCCTTCGGGGTCCAGGTGATGGTGATCGTGCCGAGGCCGCCGCCTCCGGTGACGGTCGCCGAACCTTCGGCGGACGCCACGGAGAAGCCCACCGAGGTGTCGACCGTCGGCGGCACCGTGCCGTCGAACTTGTTGCCCGTGGTCGGCCGCGAGATCTTGCTCGCACGGCCGGCCGCCTCGAGGGTGAGGGCGAAGACGCGCACGCGATAGGTCGCGTCCGCGAGGGCCCCGCCGGAGGTCTGGGCGGTCACCGCGAGCCCGGCGACGGCGCCGAGGGCGGTGCGGTTGCCGCCGATGATGACGAGCTCCTCCTCCTTGAGGACCTGAAGCATCAGCAGCGCCTCGTCCCGCGAGCGCACGTCCTCGAACGAGCGGCCGCCGACCTGGGCTTCCCAGGTGACGTTCGACCCGCGGCCGTACGACCGGAACGTGATCGACGGGTTGTCGGTCTGGAGGGTGAAGAGGTTCGCCTTCGTGCCTTCCGCCGGGAAGAACCCTCCGGACGGCGTCACGCCGGTGATGCGCTTGTAGGCCTGGGTCTTCGCCCCGATGACCTCGCGCGCGATCGACTGGCGGAACGGAGAAAGCAGCGGGACGAGGAGCTTGGCGGGCGCCTCGAGCGGCGTCCCCTGCAGCCCCGTGCCGAGGTCGATCGACTTCTGCAGCGCGGGGAGGCCTTTCACGGCCTCCTGCGTCTTCGTGATCGTGTCGTTGATCAGAGCCTGGATGTCCATCGCGTCTCGCGATGGGTGCCCGAGTCCCGAATGCCCGTGGTTTTGGATCCGCGGCAGCACGCCCGGGCGAGCGTGCGTTTCGGCTGCGCTGGCCTAGCCGCGGAATGCTCTGCTACATCGCTCTCAGCACCTCGGCGACGAGGTGGATCCGCATGCGATCGACCTGCTCCTTCGGGACGCCCTCCTCGACGGCCTTCGAAAGCGCTCCGCTGATCGCCTCGGTCACCTTCGCCACGTTCGGGTCGCCCCCGGATCCGTTCACCCCGAGGGTCTTGTCGACGCGCCTGCCCAACGGCTTCGGCTCGTCCTCGATCGCCTTGACGCGCTTGTCGAGGCCTTCGACGGCCTCCTTCGGCGCCGCCGCCTCCGCGACCTTCTTGACCGCGTCCACCGCGGCGTCCGCGGCCGTCTTGGCCGCCTCCGACACCGCCGTCTTGGCCGCCTCGAGGATCGCCTCCGGAGACGTGGCCTTCGCCAGCGCGTCCTGCAGTTCCTCCAGCTTCTTCAGCCCCGCGGCGAGATCTCCCGCGAGCTTCGTCAGACCGTGCGCCTCGACCACCGACTTCACGAGGGCGTCGACGTCCGCGCGCTTCACGAGATCGCCGACGTCTTGCGTCTTCGTCGGCTCGTCGGGTCCCGCACCGGGAACCTCGACCGGGTTCGCCGCCTCGTACTCGGCGGAGATCTTCCCGGTGATGGCGCCCCGGATCGCGCTCAGGATCGATTCCAGCGTCCAGGTGTCCGGCTCCCCCGGAAGGCTGAGCAGCTCGATCGCCAGCTGCTTGAGGGCCGCGATCGCGTCGTTCGCGGAGCCGATCGCCGCCATCGCGTCCTTCCGGAGCGAACCCTCGGCGTCGTCGTAGGCCTTCAGGGCCGCCTCGATCCGACCCCGCACCTCGTCGGTGAGCTCGACCTTCCAGGCGCTGGCGAACTTGCGAAGCTCGGAGCTGCCGTCCGCCTTCACGACCTGGAAGGTCGCCCCGTACATGCACGGGTTGTCGACGAGCGACCCCTCCGCGGGCACGGCCGTGTAGCGGGTCAGGTCGCCGTCCTTCCACCGCTTCGCGTACGCGCCGCCGATCGAGAATCCGGTGTAGACGCCCTCCTGGACCTTGGCCCACTCCTGGTCGTCGACCACCTTGGCGCCGGCGAGCACCTTCTTCGCGGCGTCGTCGTACTCGATCGCGATGAACTTCCCCGCCGCGATCTTCTCGTGCATCGAGCGGAGGTTCCCCTTGCTCTCCTCCTGGCCTGCCGCGACGGTGGCCTTCTGGAACTGCTCGGACCACGCTTTGAAGTGCGGCACGGAGCTGGCGTAGTCGAAGATCTCCCGGCTCTTGTCCGGCGCCTCCTCGGCCAGCACGCCCCAGACCTCGCGCTTCACGGCATCGACCTTGGTGATGGGAACGAAGATCTTCATCGGGTCCATCTGGATCTCCTTACCGCAGCGTGGGCATGCGGAACGCCCCGAGGGCGAGGGCAGCGTTCGAGACGTCCACGTAGAGACGCCCGAGGTCCTGTTCCTGGAAGAAGAAAGCGGGCTCCCAGCCACTGAAGTAGAGGCGCTGGTTGCCGGGAATCGCGACGGCCTTGGGCGGAACGACGGCGCCGTCGAAGGTCCGTGCGAACACGAAGCTGACGGTGTGCGGCGTTCCGCCCGTGTTGAACACGTGCAGGACGCAGTTCCCCGGGTCGCTCAGGTAATGCCCGTTGAGCGGGTCCCCGACGACGTTCGTGTACGTCACCGGCGCCGTGCGGATCATCGCGTTGATGGGAACCGCGCCCCTGGCCATCTCATCTCCTCGGAACGCGCACGGCGTAGCAGGTCATGGCGAAGTCGGCGGTGACCCAGACGAACCCGACGTCCGCGGGATCGCCCGTCGGCTGGGCGTAAGCCTCGGCGGGGAACGGTCCGAAGGCCTGGATCAGGCCCGCCGGGATCGTGATCACGCGATCGACAGCGTCCGCGAGGTCCGGCGGGGGTGGGAGGTGGAGGGTCACGTTGTGGGGTGAAGCGTCGGAGTTGAAGAACCGGATGAACACGTCGTCGCCGGGCGGGAACTTGTTCCCGTTGACCGTGTCCGCTGCCCCAGAGCTCGGCTGCACGCCGCTCGAGCTCGCCGTGTAGAAGTTCATGAGCGTCCGGGCCACGGCGTCACTCCTGGTACGGGAGGCGATAGGCCTTCACGCGGCCGTTCGCGCTCGTGACGTTCATGAGAACTTTTCCTTTGCGGTGGTCATCGGTGTCGTGGTTGTAGAGCTTCGGGTCCCAGCTCCCCGCGATCTCCTCGGGCGCAGCCGCTTGGACGACCGCCACGTAGTCGGAGATCGGCTGGCCGTCGAGCGTGAGCGGCGAGGCGAAGTTGTAGGAGATGTCCGAGCCCCCGACGTTGCGCACGTGAAGGACGACGTTGCCGTCGTTGTCGAAGGAGTGGTCGTTGGTCGCGTCGAAGGTGACCTCTCCCGTCCCCGAGCCAACCGCAACGCCGTCTCGAGTGATCGTGGTGACGGGGATGCCGATCCGAGGCGAGGCGCTGACGCCCGGCGCGAGAGGGCCCGACGGACCGCCCTGCCAGCTGAGGACGTATGCGCGCATCCGGAGCTGCGCGGAGTCGACGTTGAAGTCGGGACGCGCGCCGTACATCGACACCGGGTACGGTCCGACGAAGACCTGCCCGCTCGCGGGGATCGTGCACCGCTTGTTCGGGAGGGTGACGCCGTCCCAGTTGATCGCGGGGACCGCCTCGAACCAGTGCGAAGCCCCGGCGTCGAGGTTACGCACGTGGAAGAAGACCCGCCCGTTGTTCGGGGAGATGAAGTGCCCGTTCACGGGATCTCCGGTCACTTCCGAAGCCGACGCCCCGGCGACGACGCCGCCTCGGCCGAGGAAGTTCACGGGGACGTTCACGGTTCCCATGGGCTACTTCGCCGTCCCGAGGGCATCGAACGTGAGCGACGGGGTGGAGCCGCCGGTGAAGGCCCACACGAGCCGGCCCGCGCCCGCCGGGGTGTGCTTGAAGACCCCGGAGTACTTCTCCGCGGTGATCGAGGCCTTGTTGTTGACGATGTTGACCTGGTTGGTGGCGACCACGAGGCTCGGGGGGATCACGAGGTCCGCCGGGAACGGATACCAGATCGTGCTCGCCTTCGAATCCGCGACCTCGAGCCAGAGGTCGAAGTCCGCCACGGTGCCGCTCCCCGCGGTGATGTTCACGGCGATCCAGAGCATCGTCCCCGTGAGGAGGTCGAACGGCTCGCTGTTCCCGCCGGAGGTGCGGGCCGCGGACTGGAGGATCTGGAACAACTTGAGCGCCACGGCTTACCTCTCGCACCAGGTGTGCGCGAGCCTCGCCTCCGTCGGCGCGTGCTGCACCCACCCGCGGTAGACCGCGCCGCCCGGGGCCGTGAAGGCGACGAGCTCGAGGTCGTTCGGCCTGCCGGGAAGCTCCGCCTCGCGCTGGTCGAGGATGATCGCCGGGTATGCGCGGATCCCGTCGGGGGTCAGGAGCTTGTAGAGGACGACGTCGCCGGTCTTCATGCGTTCCTCCCGTCAGATTCCGGGCGCGTAGACGACCGCCCCGCGCACACAGTGCGGGTGGCCGAGGAGGTGCTGCTCGTACTGCTCGACGGTCCAGACCTGCCCGTTCGCCTGGCGGTCAAACTGGACGACACCGATCGCGTCGCCATCGGGCTCGAGGGCGTCGTCGTCGTGCCCGTCGGGAATGCACCCGGGACCGTCGAGGATCCCGAGAAGATCGACGCCGGCGTCGCGGTAGACGACGGCCGCGCCCTTGCCGTACGCGAAGCCGGTCTCGGTACGCGCGATCTTCTCCGCCCGGGCCGTCCCGAACTGCGGGGCGAGCGTGCTGGCCAGCTTGCCGGGCGACCAACCGTCGTTGATGGCCTTCGTAACCGTCTCCCGGACGAAGGTGCGCGTGGTGTCGTCGATCGCGAGGAACGGGTTCGGGCTGTCGATCCACTGCCCGCCGATCCACTTCTTGCCGACCAGGTCCCCCGCGCGATCGCGCGCGTAGTCGAGCGCCGCCTTCGGGGGCTCGCCGAGCTTGATCCCGAGGCTCGCGGCGGTCTCGGCCGCGCCGGCTCCGGCCGCCTTCATCGCGGCGTCCGCGAGGTCGTCCGCCAGGTCGCCGGGATCGTCGATCGGGACCTCGCCGCTCGCCTTCTCCAGCCTCGCGACCGCCGCATCGAGCGCGGCTTCGTCGTCGTCGAGGAGCTTCGCGGCCCGCACCCACATCTCCAGGGCTTGGGGCGCGTCGGCATCATCGGGGAGCTGCTTCATCGCCCAGGTGATGACCATCGCCCCCTGCAGGGCGAGCCACCGCTCGAGGATCTTGCGCATCGCCGCCGCGGCCGCGTCGAGCGTGGCGGACGGCTCGAGCTCCCCCTTGCAGAGGTGGGCGTCGAACACCGATCGGACCTGTTCGGCCGTCGCCGGGCTCAATGGAGGAACTCCTCGACCGTGACGGGGGTCGGGACGAGCAGCGGCCTGCGCGTCGGGCAGCACTCGGGGCAGCCGCAGTGCGGACAGACGCCGCACGCGGCGCAGCAGGCGTCGTGCAGACGTGTGCACTTCGGACAGCGCGGCGCGGGGTCCTTCACGAACTGCTCGAACAGCCGCACCGCGTGCCCACCGTCGTGGTGCACCGGACAGAGCGAGATCAGTTGGGGCTTCCACGGCCTACGAAGGCGGCGCCCCTTCCATCGGATCGCGCCGCGCCACTCCGGGTCGAACCGGACCCACGCGAGGCGCGTGGTGGGGACGGCGCAACCCGGCCAGTCGCACGGGAGCTCGCCGCTCGTCAGGCGGTCCGTGAGGTCGATTTGAGAGCGGACGATCACGCCGCCTCCTTATCGACGACCGTCGTGAACGCATGGTGGGCCTCGTCGAACCATGCGTGGACTCGGAGCCTGCCTGAGGCGGCGGCCCGGTCGTGGTCGACCTGGAAACACTCGGCGCGGGGGAAAACGATCTCTCGGACACCGAATCGGAAGGTGCTCTCGATCTCGATCCGGATGTGCTCGCCCGCCTTCCCGCCTTCCGTCACGAGTCCGAGCAAGTTCTCGTTGCACTGGGTGAGCGGGATCGTGACGTCCGCGTCGAACGCGCCCATCCACACCGGGTCGACAGAGTGGTCGTAGAAGACCTTCTGGACGTTGGGGGCGACGTAGAGCAAGGCATCCGCGGCCACCATCCCTAGGACGGTCGCGAGATCCCCACGGCGCATGCGAACGACGCCCGGATTCGGAGTGTGGATCCGGTTTCCTGCGAACTGGACGATCACGCTGTCACCCCCAGCGCCTTCTCGATCCGCTCGCGCACGTGCGCGGGGATCGCGGTGGACTCGAATCGCCGCTGCGGCTTCCCCTCCTTCGCCCGCTTCAGCGCCATCCGGCGCCACTTCAGAAGGTCTTCGCGGAGGGCGACAGCGCGGCGCTGGAGCTCGGCCTGGAAGAGCTTCTCCGTCGGGGGCGGAGGCGCGTCCTCCTCCTCGGCATCGTCGGCAGGCTCCTCGCCGCCCTCCCCCGATCCAGGCGCGCCGCCGGCGGCGAGGAGTGCGGCCATCAGGTCCGCCTGCTCCTCCTTGCGCTTGAGGTCCTCCTCGATCGTGTCGAGGAAGATCACCTGCCCGGCCTGGGTGACGAGCATCGGGCGCTTCGCCCACTCGCCCTCGTAGGGGTCTCCCCCGATCGCCTCGCGCCACTCGTTGAAGGTCTGGCCGCCTCCGTGGGTGTAGGCGACGTTCCGGCGGGCCACGACGTCTGCGTCCTCGACCTCATCCTCGAGCCAGCGGAATTGGACCTTGGTGAGGGCGAGACACCGCTTCAGGTACCGGTTGATGAACGACGCGATGAACTGTGCGACGGGGCGGACGCCGCCCTCGATCCCGGCCTGCTCCGAGGTCTCCGCGGTGCCGCGATTCATCAGCCGCACGAGGGGGAGCGGCGAGACCTGGAACGCGTAGCAGATCACCCGCGCGAGCCACTCGTTGAACTCGGGAGCCCAGTCACGGGTCTTCAGGATGTGGAGGGCGGCTCCCTCGCCCCCGGGCACGAACTTCAGCGCCCCGGCTCGCTTGTCCGTTCTGCCCTCCAGGAGCGCGTCGAAATACGCCTGGTATTCCTCGATCTGGTTCTGGTTCCAAGCCGCGGGCGCCGCGAAGAGCGCGTCCGGGAGGTTTCCCGACGTGTAGTAGCTGAGGTCGTCGAGGTAGCGCCGGAGCGCGAGGTTGACGGTCCACAAGACCTGCTCGACGTTGGACCGGCCGTACGGGACGTTCGGGCGGGCGTTGCGGGGCAGGTACCAGATCTCTCCAAGCAGGAACTCCGTCTCCGCGCGGCCGTGGGCGACCTGCTGGAACGCGGGGTTCGGGGGGAGCGCGGGCTTCCCGCGGTCGTCGAGCAGGACCGCGATGGTCGCGCCGTCGATCTGTTCGAGGCCGATGGGCTTGCCCGCGCGCGTCATCCGTGGCGCGAGCGTCAGGGCGTCGGTGACGTAGATCTCCTCGATGATCTTCCCGAGCCAGGTGTCGAAGTCGACGTCGGCGAGCGGGTCGGGCATGTCGAGCCACGCCCGGGCGGCGTCGATCTCGGTCTGGACGTTCTGCTTCGCGAACTCCTTCCGAACTCCGACCTCCCACTCCATGCCGAGGATCTGCCCGCGGCAGTCCTGGAGCGCGATCTGCACGAGGTCGAACTCGGCGAGCGCACGCAGCTGCTCGAACGGGGTGAGCTTCGCGCCGGAGAAGACGCGCGGCCGCGCCATGACGTTTCCGAACGGGGGCGGCACGAGCGCCCGCGGGGGCGTCCCGGGCTTGAGCGCCGGCTCCATCGGCTCGCCGGCGGGGAACGGGTACGTGCCATCCGGGGTGATCACCGACACCGGGAGGCCGTTCGCCCCGAAGATTACGGGGTACCGCTCCTGCATCGAGGTGCGCGCGACGACGCCGGCGGGCTCACGCATCGCGCTTGTCCCCCGCGGGCTGCGTGCGATCCCGGATCCAGGTCATCAGCCCTTCGTGCGTCTGCTGGCCGAAGGCGCGCGGGAGGTAGGTCAGGGCCTTGATGCCGTCGATGTGCAGCCCCGTGGATCCGGTGCCCTTGGGCTTCACGAGCCGCATCTGGTCGTGGTTCCGGATCTCGTACCGGGTGTGGAGCGCCTGCGCCTGGACCTCCCGCAGATCTTGATCCTGCGCGGGGTCGCCCCTCCAGAACTTGACCTTCCCGGCGTTGATCCAGGCGAGAAGCCCGTAGCAGTCGCTGGAGACCTCGGGCGCCGTCGCCTTGTACGGCTGGACCGCGGGAACCTGCTTCGCGAGCCCGAGCGAGACCGCCTCGCCGACGCCGCGGGCATCGCTCACGCCGCGACTGACGTTCCACCGCCTGCAGTAAGCCGCGAGTTCGGGAAGCACCGCCTGGTGCGAGCGGCCGATCCACCAGATGCCGTCGACGATCCGGATCGACCGCCGCTCGAACTCGTCCGGGCGCTCGCGCGGATCCCACTCGAAGATCCACGCCATCGTGTAGTCGCGACCCGGCTCCTCGAGGAGCGCCTCGGCGTCTTCGAACTGCGCCTCCGACTCGCCGCCGAGGTCGATCACGACGCCGTAGCTCATCCCGGGGCGCGGGGCCGCAAGGCGGGGGTGGTCGCCGTTGAAGAGGGCGGAGCGCTGAAGGGCGTTGAGGTACGCGCCCATCGCGTCGACGGCGATCAGCCGGTACTGCGTGAGGATCACGGGGTGGTCCTCCCCCAGGTCCTTCACACGGGCCTCGTAGTGGCCGGCGTATGCGCGCGAGAGTTCGCACCAGATCTCGGCGGGGTAGACCATCAGGCGGTCCGTGCCGGCGTTCTTCTCGCGGTACTCCTGGAGCAGGTCGAGCTTGTCGCCGGCGACACCCCACAGGACCGTGGGAGCGTTCGTCGACGCGGTGAACGGTGCGAGATCCTCCTGGAACTTCCCGCAGTCGATCTTGTGGGCCTCGTCGACGGACAGCGCGATCGAGGCCGTGCCGCCGACGACGTTGGCGGTGGGGCCTCCCGACAGGAACTGGATCTGCGCGCCGCCGGACTCGTAGATGAACCCCTCGCGCTTCGACCAGCGCCCGAGGACGAGCGGGTCGTTCAGGAGGTGCTTTTCCAGCCGCAGCTTCGAGTTGATCAGCTGCGGGCGTAGCGTCGGCGCCGTCCGCACCCAGACGCTGCCGGGGATCCCGCGCCAGATCGAGAGCGCTCGGGCCTCGAGGAAGCCCTCGCACTCGTTCTTCCCGGTCTGCCGGGCCATGAGGACCGCGAGGATCTCGCCGTCGCGGTCGGCGACCGCACGCTCGACGCGGCGCACGATCTCGAGCTGCGGCAGCGGCAGACGTGAGTTCGCCTCGTGGGCCTCGAGGGGTCGGCCGAGCTGCGTCTCGCGCACGCGGTCGGCCTTCCCGAACATCAGGTGCCGGTGGTACTCGGGATCCGTGACGGCGGCGAGGCGCGTCGCGCGCGGCAGCGGCATCGTCAGGACTCCGAGGGCGAGTCCGACGGCGGCACCAAGCGCGAGCGCACGGCGGCTACCCATTTCTCGTAGCTCTCCAGGTCATCGTCGATCGGAGGGGCTTGCTCGAGGCGAGCGATCCGGGCCTTGCGTTCGCGGAGCATCCCGATCGTGTCGAGGTAGGCGCGGACGATGCGGTCGTAGCTCTCGATCGAGACGCTCGTCCCGCCGTTCCCGACTGAGGTCGGGATCCCGTTACGCTCGCCCGCCTCGAAGCGACCGAGGAAGCGGACGAGGTTCGTCTCCGCCAGGGCGATCTGACGATCGAGGTTCGTGATGTCGCCGAGGAAGGCCTCGTAGAGCGCTCGGTCGCTCTCCTCCCGAAACAGCTGCGAGTAGAACCCGTGGATCGGAGGTCGGCCGCCTCGCTCGGGGTCCCCAGGGGGCAGGGCCTCCTGTTTCCCGCCGTGGTGCCAGCAGTGGCGGGTGAGGCTGCCATCGGGGAGCTCGATGCACCGCGACTGGCAGCGGCGGCCGGTGCGCTTGCTCCGGGCTTCACAACAGCGCGCATCACGCATGCCCCACGCTCAGCGGCACGAGCGGCTGCTCCACGGACCGGTAGGTCTCGGGGTCGCTCAGGTTGACGACGCGGCACCAGCAAGTGCCGCAGCAGATCGGCGGGCGGTGGTAGTGGACGACGGGGATCCCGCCCTCGGGGGTCGCGTAGGCGAGGCGGTATCGGCTCGAGCGCCGGATCGAGACGACGGCCTGGTCGATGGGCTCGCGTCGCTTCGGCTTCGCGGCGTCGAGCTGCGCCTGCGACCAGAGATCCGTGGTGGCGAGGCCGAGCGCCGCGGCGATCTTCGCAGCGGTCTTCGGGCTCGGCGCCGCGTTCGCCTTTCTCTCGGCTGCCCGGAGCGTTTCGCGCGAGAGCCCCGCACGCTCCGCGAGCTCGCCCTGCGTGAGCCCGGCCGCGAGGCGGGTCTCGGCCAGGATCGTCGAAGCAACCCCGGCGCGAGGACGACGCGGCCCCTGCCTCACCGCCGCCCCCGCTTCGGCCGCTTCGCCTTCTGGCCCGTGAACTTCTCCCAGCGCGAGACGACGACGTCGGCGTAGCGCGGATCCAGCTCGAGCCCGACGCACGTCCGGCCGAGCAGCTCCGCGGCGATCAGGGTCGATCCCGAACCCAGGAACGGGTCGAACACGACGCCGCCGTGGGGCGTGCTGTTCCGCAGACACCGCGCGACCAGGCCGAGGGGCTTCACCGTGGGGTGCTGGTCGGCCGACCGCGGCCGCGGTGCCTCGATCACGGATGCCTGACGGTTATCGCCGAACCATCCGCGGCCACCGCGCCCCCAGCGCCCCGGCCCCGGCCGGTAGCCGAACAGGATCGGCTCGTGCCGGTAGTGATAGTCCGCGTGCCCGAGCGCGATCGCGTCCTTCAGCCACACGAGGGTCTGGTGGAGGCGCCAGCCCTGGGCGACGAAGCAGCGGGCGAACTCGATCGAGAGCTCGCCGGCGGGATGCGCGACGTAGACCGCAGCGCCAGGTGCGAGGACGGCGTCGGCGTTCGCGAATGCCGCGGGGAGCAGGGACGAGAGGTCAGCGGCGGTGTCGTTCGCGATCGAGAGCTTCCGCTTGCCCTTGGACTCGTAGCGCACGCCGTACGGCGGGTCGGTCCACATGCACGTCGGCTTGAGGTCGCCGACGACGCGATCGATCGCGCCGCGGTCGGTGGAGTCGCCGCAGAGCAGGCGGTGGCGGCCGAGCTCGATCAGGTCGCCCAGGCGGGATGTCGGCTTCGAGCGCAGGTCCGGGACGTCGTCGTCGGGGACGTCGGCCGCCGGCGCCGCGCTCGTGAGCAGCTCGGAGATCTCGCGCTCCGTGAACCCGGTGCCGGAGAGATCGGCGCCGGCGGAGCCGAGGTCACGCAGAAGCGCCTCGAGCTTCTCGGGATCCCACTCCCCCGAGATCCGGTTGAGCGCGACGTTCAGCTGCCGCTCGCGGACCTCGTCGAGGCGGACGTGCACGACGGGAAGGCGTTGGATCCCCTCCGCCTGGGCAGCGCGAATCCGCTGGTGCCCACCGACAACGCGCTTCGTGGCGACGTTGACCACGATCGGCTGGACGGCGCCGAACTCACGCAGCGAGCGGCGCAGCGCCTCGAAGTCGTGGTCGGAGATCGTTCGTGGGTTGTACGCCGAGGCCATCTCGAGCAGGCGCTTGGTCGCAACGGTGGAAACTGAGAAGCCGGCGTGGCTCCGATCGTTCGAGCGGGCTGTCGCGACCCTCGCCACGCCGGCTCCTCCGTCCCCCGTTCACCGATCCGTACAGGAGTGGGCGCGGCGAGGGTGGGACGCGGGCTGGGAGGGCTTCAAGGGGTCGAGGGCGTTTTTCCCGCGTGGTGTAGTACAGGTTGTGTTTTTTCTTCGTCGAGGTCCAGGTAGTCGACCCTCCCGCGCCGCTCGTAGGTCGTCCAGCGAACGGGACACGCGCGCTTCCCTGCGGCGATCTCCTCGTCGGTCGGCTTGCAGAACCGGCGACGCTTCGCACCCCATCCGCCAGCGGGACGAACGTCGGCGACGCCGGAGGGGCCGTGGCAGATCGGGCAGCAGCGGGGGTCGTTCACCGTTGCGGCTCCAGATCGACGACCTCGAAGCGGATGACCCACAGGTCGCGGGGCTCCTCGATCCAGCCTTTCCAGATCTCGACGGCGCGAAGCAGCTCCTTCGACGGGCTCGTCCCGATCTGGTCCTGCGCGCGGAACCACCCGAACCCCTCGCGGTCGAAGTCCTCGATTGGGATTTCCTCCGTGGACTCCCTCACGGGCCGGTGCGTCTGGCAGATCCACGCGACCCGCTTCCCGCCAGCCCGCGGGCTCTTGTCCCAGGCCTCGAGCCACGCCGTGTTCTCGAACGCGCGGATCGCAGCCGCAGCCGTGCGGTCCTTCCAGTCCCGCCGGGTGACGGTCTTCGCTCCAGCCAGCAACGCCGGCGTCGTCCAGGCGAACGAGATGATCATCGCTGCCTCGGCCAGATTACCGCGTCCGCCCGTCCCGTCAGCACGAGCCACGCAGCGCGTACACGAAGCACGAACGGGCCAGGGAGTGGACGAGCTGGGACCCACAAGCCGTCTGCGTTGATGAGTCGAACGTCGTGTGCGTGCACGATCAAGTCCGAAAGTCGCCAGATCATCTCGCCTCCTCAACCGAACCCATGAGGGTTTTCTCGCCCGCGAGCGCGCCCCCCTCCCCCACCGTGTCCGCCCGCCGCACGAACACGACGTCGTCCCCGCTCAGGACCGCGTGCAGACGTCTGCACGTCCAGCGCACGCGTCGGCCGACCATGCGTTTCCCCCAGGTGTTGATCTCGAATCGGTTCCGCGCGAGCAGCCACGTGCGGAGGCGCGGCTCGGCGAGGCACTTCAGCACGTGGTCTTTCTCGCCGCTCATCGCGCAGAACTGCAGGCCGAGGGTGTGCGGGTCGTCGCCGGCGATGATGGCGATCGCGTCGATGATCCCGAACAGGTCCTGGCGGATCCCGTGCGGTCCGACGTGGGGGTTGAACCGCTCGACGCGACCGATCTCGTAGCCGAGGTACCGGTAGAGCTCGAGTCCGCGCTGGGTCGGGCTGCTCATGGGGCGAGATCTCCGGATGCCCCGCTGCGTCGCTTCGCGTTGAACTCCTGCACCGCTTTCGCTCGCGCCTCGTGGTACTCCAGGCCTTCCGCCTGGTAGTGCTCGGTGCGGTCGTCGAGCCACTGCCGGTCCGCTGCGTACTGTTCGAGTCTCTCGAGTTGGAGGGTGGGGTCGGTGCTGGTACGCCAGGGGTCGCCCGTGACCTCCGGCTTCGGGGGTGGGACGTCTCCAAACTCGTCGGTCCATCGCTCGTTCCGGATCCAACGGACTGCGTCGGCGAACTCGGGCCGGAACTTGCCGATCCGGTCGCAGGCCTCGGCGTGGTCCCGTTGCCGCTGGATGGCGGAGACGAGTTCGTCCGCTCGGGTCTCGAGCTTCTTGGCGAGCCAGAGCTTCCTGGCCTGGGCCTTCCCGGCCTTCGAGCCGTTGCGAGGTGGATAAGCCTCCCAGAACCGGTCGAACCCGGGGAGGCCGGTCGAGCGAGCGGCGCGTGTCGGCGCAGCCGACCGCGCGAAGCTTTTGTCTTCCTGAGCCTGAGTAAGAGTAAGAGCCTGAGTAAGAGGGGGGGTTTTCGTATCCCCCCGGAGGGGGGTTTTAGAAACCCCCGGGTGGGGGGTTTCGTCTTTCTTCGGTCGCCCGCCCAGTTTTCCGAACTCTGCGCCCTTTTTGCCATGCTCCTTGCCGAGGTCGCCGTTGCTTCTCGCCCTAACAGACCAATCCAGGCGTCCGGAGCCCCCCTTGATTCGCAGCCGCTTCCCGCCCGAACGAGGTTGTACTTCGACGAGTTCGGCGTCGATCATCGCGGCGGCGAGTCCACGGTGAAACGCGTCGAGGTCTCGACGGTGAACCACGAGCAGCCCACGGTCGGAACAGTAGTCCCAGACCTGGAGGGCCATGTACAAACCGACGGCCCGGTGAACGATTCCCTCTTCCATCTTGTGTAGGGGATCGAGGTGCGATCCCAGTACGGTGAATCTGGGGTCGGTGAGTGCCTGCTTCTCGACGCTGGTGCGTGCCATCTACCGGGTCTCCTGACGGGTATGGAGGCGGCTCTCCAGGCGAGCGATGAGGGTCCGAAGGAAGGCTTCGTCGTGTCGCCGCAGGAGGCGCTCCGCGAGGCTCTCTGGGGTCTCGGGGGAATGGGCCCGGGCCACCGGAAGGACGCGACGTAGCCGGTCCGGTGCGGCCGTGGGGGCCAACGCGCGCCGGGCCTCGGATTCGTTCGCCGGTGGGGGCACGCCGGCGGCCTCGCAGGTCGTGGCGAGATCGGCCGCCGCGATCAGCTGGTACGCGCGGGAACGCCCGATGTCCCACCGGTCGCGGGCGTAGGCGTCGAAGGTGGCGTGGGTCTCGCGGTAGAGGCGCCGGTCGCGGATGGTGGCGAGGGCGTCCCCGACCTCGCGCCAGGTGGCGACGCCGCGACGGATGATCCCCTCGCAGTCCGCCAGGACATGCTTCTCGCTCTGCGTCAGCGGGGCGGGCTGGTGGCTCGTCGCGACGGTCAAGAGGCCCTCAAGTTCGTTCGGCTGGGCTGGGGCCTTCACCCCATGTCGGAGTCGGATCCGGGCGGGCACAATCGGCGACAGCCAGGCGCGGGCTCTTGCCCGTCCGCCCTCTGTGCCGCCTGCTGTGCATCGTGCTCTCCGTGGTTTGGGTGCCACCTCTGGTGGCCGTCACGCCTGGTGCTGGGTCGGGGACCTTCCCCGCGCCTTGACTTCCCAGCTCCCGCCGCGGCGTTCCGGCTTCCTGGTGTGCCCCGTAGGGGCGTGGTATCTACGCGGCCGCCTCTTCGGCGTCGATGAACTTCACCGAGACCTTCGTCTTCGTCGGCTTCAGCTTGACCACGAGCTTCGCCGTCCGGTACTCCTCGATCTGGTGTTCGCGCATCTTCTCGGCGACGCGCTGTTCGATCGTCGCGCACTCGGCACCGAGCTCGTGCCACTCCCCGCGCTTCGCCTGGAGCGCGTTCGCGAGGCGCTCGACGTCGGGGTACTGGTGCACTTCGTCCACGACGCCGGGGAGCCCCGGCTGCGCACCGCGGCGCTTGCGCTTCCCCTTTTGCGGCTGGCTCTCGGGATCCTCCGGGTTGGGGTTGAAGTCGCGGTTCTTTCGGCTCTTCGTCATGCTCCGATCCCTCCGTGCCGCGCGGGGCGGCGTCTCATGCGATGCGCTCGAGCGAGAGCAGCTCCTCGAGGCGTTGGGTGGTCTCCTCGCGGTCGAGGTCCTCGCCGAGGTACTTCCAGGCGTAGAAGCCCGCGGCGTAGGGCTTGAACCAGTCCTTGTGCTCCAACATCCACCGCTGGTGCATCCGGACCTTGTTCTGAATCTGGAGGTGGCAGCGCTGGCAGAGCGCGGCAAGGTTCCACCAGCGGCTGTTCGACGGGTCCATGTCGAGGTGATGGACCGTGAGTGTGTGGCCCGACGGCGTGTCGTGGGGATGGCCGCAGCGGATGCACCGCCAGCCCGCCGCGTCCTTCACGGCGCGCGCGATCTCGGGCCAGTCGTCGGGGTAGCCGCCGGGCCTCACAGGACCTTCCGGTCGTCCAGCTGCTGACCGATCCACTTCTCGGCGGCGTCCGTGGGCTCCGGCGTGTCGTCGACGGCGATCACCATGACGAGCTGGCCACCGTGGGACGTGATGGAGTGGTGGCGGGCGTGGAGGCGCTCCGCTGCGAGCCAGGCGTTCGCCCGCTCATCGAGCGCCTGCGGGGTGCGTGCAGTCAGGACGACGTACCTCACAGCGTGATCCTCCGGGCGGCCTGCGCCTCGAGCTGTTCGAAGAGCCAGGGCCGCCCCGTGGCGTGGGCGTAGGAGATCTCGGCGATCGTCCTGCAGCGGGAGCAGATCTCGGGGGCGACCCAGTGGCAGGTGATGGGGAAGCCGTCGCGCATCCCCTCGCAGCAGGCGTTGTCGTCGGTGCAGCCGCAGCCGATGCAGCGGGGCCGCGGGGTCAGTCGCTCAGACTCTACGGCGCTCTCCAGGACCATGGCTCGCTCCACCTGTATGGCTCTCTCGGTCATCTCGGCTCACTCCAGCAACACGGTGCTCTCTCAAGAAACGGTTCGATCCTCGTACTCGGCGCCCTCTGGTACGACGACTCGCTCTCCTGCAACGGCGCTGTCTATCAACACGGCTCGCTCTGAGTCGGCGGCGCTCTCCGATCTCTCGGCTCGCTCCGCGTGTGCGGTGATCTCGTTCCTGTCGGCTCGCTCAAATGCTGCGGTCCCCTCAACGTCTACGGCTCGCTCCCGGTAAGCGGAACCCTCTCTTACCGCGGCTCGCTCATCGGGTACGGTTCCCTCTGACGAATCGGCTCGCTCCGGCGTAACGGTGCTCTCATGGTGCACGGCTCGCTCACGCTGGGAGGTGCCCTCATCTTCTTCGGCTCGCTCATTGTGGACGGAACTCTCTCGATTCGCGGCTCGCTCGTCGTCATCGGTACGCTTCGGCGGCTCGGCTCGCTCGCGTTCGTCGATGCGCTCAGTTGAGTCGGCTCGCTCATCCTTGTCGGTGCTCTTTCCTTCCGCGGCTCGCTCGTTTCCATCGGCACTTTCGATAGACGCGGCTCGCTCGGCAGATGCGGTGCTCTCGTGCACGCTGGCTCGCTCGCGGGCCACGGGACTCTCGGGTGAGCCGGCTCGCTCCCCTTTAGCGGCACCCACAGTGGACAGGGCTACTCGCACGGCCACAGCGGCGGCGCGAGGAAATGGGTATGGTCGTCTTTGGTCAGGATGTACGGCTTCGGCGGCGGCTCCCCGAACCGGCTCTCGTACATCACGTGGTGCAGGTGGCTCAGGAACAGCTTCACCGCGTAGCGTTCCGCCCGCAGCTCCAGCCGACCCGCCGGCAGCTTCCCGGCCTCGTAGGTCGCGCGCGTGTCCTTGTCCCGGATCGCCTTCGCTTCGAGCGTGCGCTTCGCCGTCTCCGCGAACGTCCCGGCCTCGTTGCGCGCCAGCTCCAGCGCCTTCCGTTCGGCGTACACACGGCCGTAGACGTCGTTGGGGGAGTTGCGGAGCTTCATGAAGCTCTGCCCGGTCTTCCAGCAAAGCACCTTCAGCTTCGCGTTCCACGGGCGCTTCTGGCCCTTCCCCCACGTCACCGTCGGGTCGAGCCCGGCGAAGCGCCAGATGTGCCCGACCGTCGGCGCCTTCTCGATGTCGATGTGCGCGAGGAGCCCGGACGCGATCACCGGGCCGATGCCGTGGATCGAGAGCGCCCAGCGCCCCGCACGATGGGACTCGGCGTAGTCACGGAGCGCCTTCCGGATCTCGTTCTCGACCGTCTCGAAGGCCTCGAAGCCCCACAGCAGAAGACCGTGAGGCTCCACCGGCTCGCCCTCCTTCGGGGAGGTGGCGGACCGGACCTGGTTGGCGGTGCTGATCCGATAGTCCTGCACCTGGTAGTAGAGATCGACAACGAACCGGACCTCCGCTTTCGTCAGCTCGCCCGCGCGCTTGCGCAGGTCGCGGGAGACCTTGGAGATCGGGTGGGCGTTCTCGAGGATGGAGCTCAACGGACACCTCCAGAGGTGAGCATCCGCGCCGCCGGCGCCCCCATGAGCTTCGGGAGCTGCGGCAGCACGGCCTCGGCGACTGTCTGACCGTCATCGCGAAGGAAGAACGGGAGGAAGATCGCCTCGAAGGGGACGATGCCGTCCTCGACGGCCTCGAGCGCGGCCTTGATCCACAGGTGGAGGACCCGGTGCTCGCGGCGACCGCGCTTCGCCATCAGGTCGGCGTAGCGGACGTCGGAGAAGCCCCGCGCGCCCGTCGCGTGTTTCGTGATCTCCGCCTCGAGCGGGAGCCCGATCGAGAACTGGACCTTGTAGGCGACCGCGCGATCACCAACGAGCCGAGGGACGATGAACTGCAGGATGACGCGGTCCTTGGCGAAGTCGTCGTACCAGCCGATCCCTTCGCACTTCCAGCGGCGGAGGATCTCGCCGATCTGCTCGCGCGAGCGCGAGATCGCGACCTCGGTGTCCTCGGCGTAGCGCCTCATGGGGTTCCCTCCTTCTTCGGCTTCGCGAGTTCGCGCAGGGCCCGAACGAGGTCGGGAACGCTCTCCGGGTTCACGAGCAGCACTCGATCCCGCTGCCTTATCTCGAGGACGTCCGAGTAGGCCTTCAGCGCCAGAGGCGCCTCGGCGATGCCGTCTTTACCGCACTCCTGCCACAGGAAAAGGTCGTGTTGGGTGCGGTCGATCATGCCCCGCCCCCCTTCTCCCGCGCACGCAGCAGCCGGTCGATCTCGGCTGTGATCAGCGCTCCGGCCTTTTCGAGGTTGCGGATGGGGTCGGGGGAGGGCTTCCAGTAGTCCTTGACCCACGGCCACGCCCCCATCGTGTAGCCATCCTCGCTGTCGTCCCCGCCGCGGACCTGCCGGAGGCCCTGCTGGAGGTAGCAGTCCGCTGCGTCGAGGAGAACCCCGTCGCTCTCGTAGGTGTCGTCGTGCTCGGCGTCGTACTCCTCGACGTCGATCTGCCGTTGGCGCTCGGCGGCGATCCGTTCGGCGCCGCTCATGCGGTACCTCCCGGCGCGAATCCCGCGAAGCGCCCGTTCTCGACGAGGATCTCGTCCTTCCGGCCCTCGCTGTCGATGTAGAAGAGGCGGCGCCCGTCGGGCAGGTCCCCGTTCGCGACGAGCTGCTCGACGACGGCCTCGACGTCGTTAGTGACCGTGGCGAAGCGGTCCCACGGGCCGACGTCCTTGATGACGAGGGGCTCCTCGGAGAGGAGGTCGTCCTCCAGGATGACGTAGGCGGCGCCCCTCATGCGGCACCCGCCTTCTTCGCTCGGCGTTGCCCAAAGCTCGTATCGCCGCCGCAGGCCGCATCGAGCAAGGAGACCCTCCCCGGCCGTCGAGGTGCCTTGTACTTCGGCCACGGCCGGTCGATCTCCACAGCCGTGATCTGCATCAGCGCGATCCTCGATCGGCCGGGCACCCTCTCGATGCTGAGCTGCCGGACCGCGAGGCCCTTCACCCGCGTTATCGCGCGTCCCATCGAGAGGGGCGACGTCCAGGTGTAGAACCTTCGCTCGCCGTTGTAGAGGTTGAACATCACGGTCACCTCCCGATGCGAGACCTCGCCGGGGTTGGGCTTGCGCTTCATGCGGCACCCGCCTTCTTCGCCCGGGCCTTCTTCGGCGGCGCCGCCGACGCCGATTTGGCGATCATCGGTGAGTAGCACCTGGGGCACCACGGCACCTCGTCCTTGGGAACCTCGCCGGGTCCGATGCGCTTCTCGAGTCCGCAGCCGATACACTCGGCAGTCACGTAGGCGGTAGGTGTGCTGACGTTCATGCCGCCTCCCCCGCCTCGACAGCGCCGGGGCTGGAGATCTCCCCCGCCTGGACGTGGTAGTAGCGCGTGCCCGCCCGTCCTTCGTCGACGGCGGCGTTCTGCTCGATCGCCAGCTGCTCGAACTCATCGGCATCCATCGTCCGCACCGCCAGCGCGAACCACTGGCATCCGGAGTCCTCCAGCATCGTGAGGGTCGAGTCGAGCGATTCGGGGGCGAGGGCCTCGAAGTCGTCGATCACGACCAGGCCGAGGCCCGTGAACTTCGCGACCGCGATCGCGAGCGCCGCGCCGAACCGGATTCGCCCCGAGTTCGACAGATCGCCCGCCGCGAAGGTGACGCCGGTGTCGAGGCGCGTGATCCGGGGATCACCCTCGAGGTCGACGACGGGCCGCAGGTCCACCTTGAACCCGAGCGGCTGGAGCGTGGCGTTGAGATCCTCGTGGAGGCGGAAGAGCCCGTCGCCCCCGCCGATAGCCTTGCGGATCCCGTTGGGCCCGAGCGCCTCGAGAAGCTGCGTGAGGGCGGCGTAGCGAGCCTCGACGGCCGCCTTCCTGGCGAGCCCCTGGGCGTGCGTCCGCCGCGCGCCGGCGTACTCCCGGAGCGCTTCGATGAGGGCGTTCCCTCTCTCGATTCGCTCACTCAGCTCGTCGGCCTCGATGTCGGCCTTCGCGTCGCCGGGCGTCTCGGGGGCGGCCTGCGCCTCGTCGAGCTTCGCGCGCGCGGCCTTCAGATCCTGCTCGAGGCGGTCGGCCTCCGCCTCCAGCTCGTGACGCCGCCTGGCCTTCGCGTCGACGCCGTCCGCTTCCCTCTGGATCTCGAGCGTCGAGAGCGGATCCGGCACCGTGTCCAGCTCCACCTTGATCCGCTGCGCCTCGCGCTCCCCCGATTCCCACTGCTTCGTGAGGGTGTCGAGGACCGTCTTCAGCGTCGCGGCCTTCAGCTTGGTCGCACAGATCGGGCAGTCCGACGCGTCCTTCGGCTGAGCCTTCAGGGTGTCGAGGGCCTGCTTCGCGCGAGCCGCCGTCCCCTTGGCCTCGCCGTGCCGCGCACTGAGATCGCGCCGGCGATCGTCGAGAGCCTGGTTTTCGGTCTCAGCCTCGACGCGCTTCTTCGCCAGCTCCTTCGCGCGCTTCTGGAGCGCCTCGGGAGTCGGGATCCCCTCGATCTCCTTCAAGACGCCGGCGAGCGCCCGGTCGAGGCGCATGACCTCCGCCTGGGGGCCGGCGGTATCCGGCTTCACCGGTCGCGATCGCGCGAGGGCAGCATCCCGCTCCCGCGCGAGGTCGGTGATCTGCGTCCGCATTTCCGCCGCCTCAGCGTCGAGATTGGCGAGCGAACTGCCGGCGAGATCCTCGAAGCCCTCCGGCGGCGCCGGCGCCTCGAGAGAGCCGTGGGCCTTCACCTCGCGGCCTGTCGCCTCGCGCTCCGCGTAGACGGCCTTGTGGAGCCGGTCGAGGGTGTCGACGTCGGCCGACGCGTGGTCCTCCGCGAGCGCCGCCTTGATCGCGGCCCGGACCTCGGCGGGGATCTCGATCGACGCGCGCGGCGCCAGGTCGAGGATGAGGCGCTGCCTGGCCTTGGCGTCGAGGTCGAGGAGCGTCCCGGTGTACAGGCACGCCCTCGCCTTCGGGCCCGGGCAGCCGGTGAGGGACTCGATCAGATCCTGCGCCTTCGACCGCGGGCCCTCGTCGTCGCGGCGCTGGAACGTGTGGACCTCCCCCTTGGCGTCCACGAACTCCATCTGCAGGCCCCACTTCTTCGAGGGGTCGCCGTGGGTCGAGCGGAGCTTCGCTAGGCCCTGGCCGCTCTCGTAGCCGTCGCAGGTGCCGGTCAGCAGCAGCGAGAGCGCGCGGCGGAAGGTGGACTTCCCGGCGTCGTTGGGGCCGACGAGGATGTTGCCGCCGTCGAAGAACAGCGGGGAGTCGAGGTGGACGAGGGGGCCGAGGTTCCTGGCGCGGAGGCGACGGAGCTTCATCGTCCCCTCCTAGAACCGCCGCCGGGTGGCGGGCTTGGCCGCGGGGGCCGGAGCAGCGGCGGGCTGCGGCTTGCCGCTCAGCGCGGCCTCGGCCGACGCGGAGACGGGGGCCTTCCCGAACGGGTGCTCGTCGGTCGAGGGGTCGGGGTCGGCCGGAGCGACGGCTATCGCCGCGGGCGTGGCGAGCTTCGTGGTCAGGGCGTCGAGCTTCCCCTGCCCCGGCGCGGGCGCGAGGCTGGCGGCAGCCGGCTCCGGCGGGTGGAACTCGCTGCTCACGTCGTCCGCTTCGATCTCGTCCTCGTCAACGCCGGGGGCCTTGAGCAGCGCGCGGTACTGGCGTTCCGTCGCCGCCATCTCCTTCGCGTAGTCGAGCTCGTGGCGCCGCCGCTCGAGCGCGAGGCGCTGGACCTCGCCGAGGTCCGTCCCGGCGAGCTCGAGGTGGACGACGTAGACGGTCGTAGGCTTGCCTTCGGGGGTGACCTGGATCGGACGCACGACGAGCCGGAGCGGTACGCCCCGGAGGACGCCGCACGTCAGGTCGCGAACGTGCATGAGCGATCCGAGCAGCTGCTCGCCCGTGATCTGCGAGGTCGTCCGGAGGAAGTAGACCCCGCCCCAGTTCGCGCTCTTCGATGCGATCACGCACGCGAACTTCGTGTGGAGCTTCCAGATCGGGCCGCCGCTTGAGTTTTTGAGCGCCAGGAATTCGTCCCGCCACGGCTCCTCGATCGGCGGGTCCAGGAACTTCCCGTCCTTGACGAACCGCGTGACCGTCTTCCCGTCCTCGCACCGCGCGAGACAGGTGCGGCCGTTGGAGGCGACGTAGGACGCCTGGATGATCTCCTCGACGTCGTTGGACAAGACCGCGACCGGTAGCCGTCGGATCTTGCCGTCCTCGTCTCCGTGCTCCTCGCGGAGCTGCGCCATCAGGGCTTCGTCGAGGACCAGGTCGTCCTTCGCGTCACGCTGAAGCGTCGTGATCAGGAAGTGGTCGAGCTTCTCGGGGATCCGGTAGGTGCCGCCGCCCTGCTTCTGGCGCTCGGCGCCCTTGCGACCGATCTTGATCTTCCCGAGCTCGCAGAGCCGCGGGCGAAGAAGTGCGACGCTCACTTGCTCCTCCTGAGCTCGCGGAACTCGGTCGCGTTCACCGAGTAGGCGCGGCGCTTTTGCAGCTTGAAGGTGTAGCGGCCGATGCCGCCGGGAAGGACGCCGACCTCGGCATCACCGATCAGGAACTTCAGCTTGGCCTCGGCCTCGTCCTTCAGTTTCTCCAGGCGGTCGATTTCGCTCTTGGCCGAGAGGCGCTGGCGGTCCATCTCGATCGCCTCCTCGGGAAGGTCGATGCTCCGGCCCTCGATCGCCGCGAAGATCTTGCCGATAACCTTCACGTCGCCGGCCTGCGGCTCGGGGGGCGTGTCGTCCTGGACGAGCTTCCAGAACGCGCGCTCGCGCGAGATCAGCGCCGCGATGAACTCGTCGTTCCGCTCGACGTCCTGGTACTTGAACTCGATCCCGCCGAGGAGTCCCGCCACGGACCCCCAGGTGGCGCCCGTGACGGCGAGGTAGTGCTGGAGCTGCACCTGCGCGGGGAGCGGCGCCTCGTCCTCCCACTCGCGGATGCGGAAGACGTTGGCGGCCTTCGCCTCCAGGATGCCGGGCGTCTCGTGCTGCATCGCCTCGATCGCGCGGTCGGGGTGACCGATCATCCAGTCGTGTTCCGGGTGTCGCGCCAGGCCCGGAACCGTCACGACCTTTCGGCCGGTCTCGATCTCGTACTCCGACGCGACGACCACTTCGAGCTTCCTGCCGCGGCGGAGGATCGGGCTCTCCTTGGTGTCGGCGGTGCGGCCGGTCTTCTCCATCCAGAGCTGCAGCGGCGTCTTCCACGTGCTCAGCCCGAGAATCACGGGGGCGTCGCTGCCTCCGATGCCGAGGAGCCGCTCCGCCAGGAACGCCTCCCGGGCCTGTTCTGCCTGTTCCATGTGTTAGCCTTTCGTCGTCTCGAATCAGCGGCGTTCCGCGCCGCGCGGTTCACGGGAGGCCGGGGTCACATCCCGGCCTTCTGTCTCTCAGGCTCAGAACTTGGCGAGCTGGTCCTCGCGCCACCACGCGGTGACCTGGCGGCCGTCGGCGGCGCGGTACTGCACGTGGTACTGCGGCATCCCGTCGGTGTAGAAGGCGACGCCGATCACGGTGCCGTGCTCTTCCGACTCGACGAGCTTCACCACCTGGCGCAGCTCGAACGCCCCGACCACTGGCACGACAGCGCCGGCGTCGGCGTCGAAATCGCTGATCAGCTTGCAACCCATGAGAACTCCTGGCGGCGTGCGCCGCAGTTAGAGAGCGTCTTCGGAAAGGCACGCGCCTGCGGCGATGCCGGTGGCCAACACGCGCGCCTGCCGCTCCATGACCGCTCGCTGGTCCGGTGAGAGCCAGTCGCGGTCGGCCTCGGCGAGCAGACGCTGCGAGTCGTCGAGGAGCTTGTGGAGGCGGGCGTTCTCCTCGAGCGCACCCTGGAATCCGCGCAGGCGCTCTACCTCGGCGGCGAGTTCGGCGGCGCGGGGCGAGACGGCGTTGCGGCGGTCCGCGTTGCGGCGGTCGACGTTCCACACGCCATCCGACGTCCTTGCGTACAGCCGCACGCACGTCAAGACCTCGCGAAAGCTGCGAGCGGAGTGCTGCCGCCTCTCCCCTCCCTCGCGGATCCGCACCTCGCCCAACGCGGCGATCTCGCGGGGAGTCATCGGGAGACCTCGAAGACGTGCCAGACGTAGATGCCGTCGAAGACGACACCGAGGTACACCGCGTCCGGCGGGACACCGGCCTGACCGGTGCCGAACACTACGAACCGGCGAGTCTCCTCTTCGGCGTCGGGATCGCAGACGGCCCAGAGCTGCATGCGACCCGCCTGCCGGCCGACCGCGACGACGCGCGCCCCGCGCGGCATCCTCACGTCGATCGCATAGGGAGGCTCGCAAAGCCCGAACTTCCACACCACGCGGGTCATCCGCGCACCTCGTAGACGCGCGTCTTCGCCTTCCGCAGGAACTTGCGCCGCTCGTTGGACCGCTCCGCCTCCACGTTGAGTCGGAACAGCGTCCGAAGCGCCCGCTTCGGGGAGGCGTGGATGTCCTTGTAGCGGTACCCCATCGCCCCCGCGAGAAGGCGCGCGACCGGGTAAGGCCGAACCTTGCTCTCCGCGGCGGCGCGCCGCGCCTGCTTCTGCGCGCGGGAGAGCTGTTCGTACGGGACGTCGGGGCCGAGCTGCGGACGGAGGCGGTCGAGCGGCTTCACCGCGCCACCTCGACTTCGCCGGAGCTGTCGACGGTGACCAGCTGCTCCCTGTCCCACGCGTCGACGAACGACGCGACCACCGAGGCGAGCATGATCAGGATCGCCAACCGGACGGCCCACTTCCCGATCGCGTCCTGCAGGTCGCGGTGCGCGGCAAGCCACCACGCGATCCGCTGCCGCACGGTCGGCCGCTCCGGCTCCAGGTCTCGGGCTTGAAATCGAGCACCGTGGTTCGTGGCGGGCAGTCGGCGCGACGGCCGAGAGCGGCGGCGCGCATGGTGGTAGGACAGCAGGTCGCTCACCGCTACACCTCCAACGGGGTGATCCGCGAGCGCTCGAGCAGCCGCTGCACGGACCGAACGGTCACGCGGATCGCTCCGCGCGTCGTGGACTTCGCGGTCTTGATCTGGAACGCCTCGAGCTCCCCGCGCTGGGCCATCTCGTAAACCGTGCTCTGGCCGAGGTGCAGGAGCACCGCGACCTCCTTCACGGTCATGACCTCGGGGAGGCCGACCGGCCGGGGTCGACGCGCGCGATCGCCGATTGCGCTCATCGGCGTCCCTTCAGCGGCCGCGGCTGGACGTCGGGCCAGAGCGGACGTACCCCGAGCGCTTCGCGGACGGCATCGCCGATCTGAGCCCCGGCGGCGACGCGCTCCTCGATCAGCGCCGCGACCTGGTCGGGCGTCGGCTCGAACATCCGATCGAGGAAGTCGCGGAGTTGCTCGCGGAACGGGTCCTTCGGCCCGGCGAGGCGCATGAACAGCAGGATCTGCTCGAGGTTCGGAAGCGCTCCGTCCCCCGACAGCCTCCGGATATGGGGGTACGAAAGCGGGACGAGTCCCCCGGCGAGCCCCTTGGCCCCGCCGTTGGCCGCGCAAACCCGCTCGAAGAGATCGCCGACGGCCGCGTGCCAATCGACGGCGGGGGGAGTCGAGAGGGTGTCGCGAGATTCTCTCGTGTCCTCTCGACTCCCCCGCCCCGTAGCGTTCAGGGGTGCGGCACCCGAGCGGTTCATCACGGTCAGGCCGCCTGGCCCGACCGGAAGAAGAAGTCGAGCGACTTCCCGGTCGCGACGGCGATCGCCTCGAGTTGAGTGGCATCGGGGACGGAACGCCCCGTCTCCCAGTTCCAGACCGTGCGCGCGGTTACGTCGGCGATGAGCCCGAGGTCTTCGCGGGAGCGATCCCCGCGGGCCTCCCGAAGGCGGGAAGGATCGAAGGGGCGGGGCTGGGTGTTTTCCGACATCGGCGCAAACAGTACCGTTGTCGGAAAACGGTTTCAAGCGATTTCGGAAAAAAAGTTCGGTTGTCCGATAACTCTTTTTCCGACAAAGATTTAGGAATGGCTAATGCGCGCGGAAAAGTCGATGTTCCGATCGACGGGGAGTTGCGGACCTGGGTGGAGACCCAGGCGGCACGCCTACCGGATACGGGCCGCCCCGGGCGCAAGGGCCGCATGGCGGAGTTCATCCGGCAGGTCCTCGCTGCTCAGAAGGCGGGCGAGGCGTGGAAGCCGCCGGAGGTCGATCCCTCGGTGCTCCGCGTTGCGGAAGCCCTGCTGGCGCTCAGCTCTGCTGATCGCGCGGTGCTGTCCGCGCTAGGGGAACGACTCGCGCAGGCGCCGAAGGGCCGTTCCCCTCGAGCGCGCGCACGGCGTCACAGGGGATGGGACACGCTCCGAAGTGATCACACCTGAGACATAGCCATCCCGCGGCGGCGTCGTGATGCGGCGCTGCTTGGCGCTGGGGGAACTGGATGATCTTCGCGGCCACTTCGGACTCCGGTGGGATTCGGCGCGCGACGTTGGTCGCCTCGACCGCGATCGCGGCCCCGCCGCGGCCCGTAGCACGGCGGGGACCTGCAAGAAGCCTAACGGCAGTTGGACGGGGTGCGTCTAGCCGGTTGCCCCAGGCAATCGTTTCTGCTGTTCCGAATGCAGCGGGGATCGGTGGGCCATCAACGACTCAGCCCGTGGTCGGAACATCGACGACGTTGGCCGTCGGTCCCCTGTCGGCGGGTCGCTGCGGCAGGGGGCGTTGAGCTGTCCGACCGGGTTTCGGTCTCAAACCGTGCGCGCGTGGTATACCGCGAACAGGAGACGAAGGCAATGAGAAAGCTCGCGGCCGTCGCTGTCTCGCTCTCGCTGCTCTGCGCATGTGGCCCGAGTTCGGCGGAGCTTCGAGCCAAGCGCGAATCTGATGAACGGGCCCGCGCGGAAGCTACCTGTCGCGAGATCAAGGGGGAGGCTCGACTCCGTGATCCGGACTGCGTCTGGCTCGACTGTCCAGGCATTTCCCGTGAACAGGCCACTGACGCCGCGCGGGGAGTCATCGCGGTCGGGATGGGACCGTGCGCCGTCGTCGCCGTCATGAAATCTGAACCTCGGCGGAAAAACGTCTCCTCGAACGGCCACCGTACGCAGGAGCAGTGGGTCTGGGGTGACGATCTCTACGTGTACCTCGAGGACGGGAAGGTCACTTCGTGGAGCTACTCGCAACGATGACTGTCCCCGAGGTCTTTGGCTGCCCCCGCTGCCGGCGAAGCGTTCCCCGTCACGTGCAGACCTGCCCGAAGTGCGGGTCCTCGATCGGCCTGATCCGGATCAAGGTGAAGATCGGGGAGCGGACGAACGTGATCGACAAGCTCGTCGCGGCGCCTCCTCCACGCAGGAAACCGTGAGCCCCCGGGACATCCACCCGTGCCCGCGGTGCGGCCGAAGCCTGCGGAGAACCGCTCCCCGGTGTCCCGCGTGCGGGGCCGTGCTCCGGCTCGTCCGCTTCACCCTTCGCGGGGAGCCGATCGAGGTTCTCGTGCCGTTCGACAGCGAGGCCGACGCCGAGGGGTTCAACGATCAGACGCCCGTCGAGGTGATCGACACGGATGGGGACGGCGAGGAGTAGGGGCCAATGCCCGGGATCCGGCGCCTGAAGTCCGACCACCCCACGAAGGGGGGAGTCTTCGCCTACACCGCGCGCGGCCGCCTTCGCTGGGGCGTGGAGTATCGGGATCCCGGTTCGCGTCGGATGCGGCGGAAGGTGGGGTTCGAGAAGAAGAGCCAGGCCGACGCCTTCGCGCTGAAGCAGGAGCGGAAGCGGCTGGGCCTGTTGCCGCTGGAGCCGGCGCCAAAGTCCTTCAAGGAAGCCGCCAAGGAGTACGTCGATCACAGGACCGCCCAGGGCAAGGTGAACGCGAGCTACGCCCAGCTGCTCCGCCGGTGGGTGCCGGAGTTCGACGACCGTCCGCTTCACACGATCACGACCGCGGAGGTCCGCGCGCGCCTGGATTCCTGGACAAAGGACTTCCGCTGGTCGCCGGCGACGCGGAACAACGTGCTCAACCAGCTGACCGGCCTGTTCTCCTTCGCGCTCGCGCAGGATCCCCCGTGGCTCGGGAAGCACCCGACGGAGCGCGGACGCGTTCCCCTCCTCGAGGTGGACAACGCGCGCGAGCGCTGGCTGCAGTTGGACGAGGTCAAGGCGATCGCCGCGAAGTGCGAGCCGTGGCTCGCCGACATCGTTTGGTTCGCCGTCGCCTCCGGCTGGCGCCTCGAGGAGGTCTGCGAGGTCCAGAAGTCCGACTACCGGGAGGACCGGGACGGGAACGCCTGGCTCGAGCGCCGGAAGAGCCAGACGAAGACCGGCGAGCCGCTTCGCTTCCCCCTCGAGGGCTGGCTCGCGACGTTCGTGAAGGCGCGCGTCGACCTGAGGAAGTTCCCCGCTTCGAGAGTCTTCCCGGGTCCCAAGGGCGGGAACGCCCGGATGTCGATCCGCCGGGATCTCCCGGCAGCCGTCAAGAAGGCGAAACTCGTCTGGGGCCGATACGAGACGGACGCCGAGGGCGACCGGGTCCTCAACCCCGCGGGGATCACGTTCCACACGTTCCGGCACACGATGGCGTCCCAGGCCCTGCAGGCGGGGCTGGACGTCCGCCGTGTCCAGGAGCTCGGGAACTGGAAGGACGAACGGATGGTCCGGCGCTACGCCCACCTCGCAGATTCTGCGCGTCGGGATGCGGCGCGCGCCCTCGCGGACGCACTCGATCCGAATCCCCAGTCGAGATCCGGGGATTCGGAGAGTTCGCGGAGAGCTGTCGCGAAGGCATCGGCGCGGCGGGCACGATCAACCAAGAAGCGTTGA